TCCAGGTATGGGCACACAGCGGCATCAATGGATTGCTCCTAAGAAAAAAGAACCAGGTGCAAGTGGTATTCGTAAACAGTTGGCTGAAATATATCCTCATCTTAAAAACGATGAATTAGAATTAATGGCCGAAATCAATACCAAGAAAGACATTGACGCTTACTTCAAAGCCAGCGGACAAGACACAAAGAAATGAAGTATACCTGTCAGTATTGTCGGAAGGACTTCATGAAGGAGTCCAGTCTTGCGGTGCATTCATGTGAACCGCGGCGCCGTCGCATGGAAAAAGACGAAGCAGGTGTGCGCTTAGGGTTTCAAGCATATATTAAATTTTATGAACTGACACAAGGATCGGCCCGATTAAAAACATTTGATGACTTTGCTGACAGTCCTTACTATAAGGCCTTTGTAAAGTTTGGGCGTTATTGTGTGGACATACGTGCGATTAATCCAGCACGTTTTGTTGAATGGGTGCTTAAACAAAACAAGAAGATTGATCACTGGGCCAAGGACACAGTATATACAGAATACTTGACCGACTACCTGCGAGTGGAGAATGTGAACGATGCCTTGGCTCGAGCCATGGAGTTTGGTATAGACTGGGCAGAAAAATCCGGACATCCAGCAGAAGACTGCCTACGTTACGGCAACTCCAATGCCATGGTCTATGCAGTAAGCACCGGACGCATCAGCCCCTGGATCATTTATAACAGTGAGTCTGGACAGAAGTTTTTAGCAGAACTAGATGCCACACAGGTCTCAATGATATGGCCCTACATCGACGCAGATTTTTGGATGCGTAAGTTCAAGGATTATCCAGCTGATCAAGAGTATGCTCGAGACATATTACAGAAAGCAGGTTGGTAATGGATTTTCCATTAATTTATGTAAACGGTTGTAGTTACAGCGATGAAAAGTATCATCCAAGCCTGCTAGATAACACCTATGCACATCATTATGGTCGCATGGTTAATGGATTTGTATTGAGTCGTGCCAGGACAGGTAGTTGCAATCGCCGAATCATCAGAACCACAGTCCATGACATGATTCAACAAAGACAACTAAATCCAACTCAGCGCATTGTTGCACTTATTCAATTGACTTTTGAAATACGAGATGAAATATGGATTGACGATATTAAGCAAACATCTGAGCCATGTGAAACTCATTTTAAAACACATCAATTTAGCCAAATGACAGATTGGAGAGAGCGACTGTTAAACAACATCAGCATATCAAACGACACAGGATTTTTACGTAAATGGTCCGAAGGCAGAGCATTTTTTTATAATTCCTATGCCGAACGAATAAATTTGTTATTAGATGTTTTACTTTTACAAAATTTACTTAAATCATTGAACATTGAGTATTTGATTTTTCAAGGCCCCAAGGCCGAAGTTTTAAGTATTGAATATCTAAAAGATTTTTTCTTACAACAACTCGATGATTCTCGCATATTGAATTTTGAAACTTTTGGATTTTGTAGCTGGTGCAATGAACAAGGATTTACGCCATTGGATAAAACGGAACCAGTTGATCGTGGTCATTATGATTCTGACGCACATCAATCCTTTGCTGAAAAATTTTTATATAATATATTATGAGCGCAGATATTGATATTGATTTGGCCGACAGAGATCAATTATTGAAATTGATCAACATAACGCCGGCACGCCAACATCATCAAGGCCAAGTTCGCCGACACAATAGTGGTGTGTATGTTACAGACATTCCCTATGACCCTGTCAATGCTTGCGCAGCCATAGATTACGAAACTGCTGATCAATTGGGCTATTTTAAAATAGACTTGCTAAACATGTCGGTCTATCAACTAATCAAAAGCCCTGAACATTATAAAGAAATGCTCAACAAAGAACCACCGTGGGAACGACTGTGGACTGATCCAGAGTGGGCTCGCCAGCTGGTTCACGTGGGCAATTACACAGACTTGCTTGCTAGTATGAAGCCAGATAGTATTACCAGGATGTCTGCGTTTATCAGTATTATCCGACCCGGCAAAGCGCACTTACAAAACAAAACTTGGGCAGAAGTATTTGACACAGTGTGGGACGGAGACAACAGTCAAGGATTTGTATTTAAACACGCACATGCCATTGGATACGCGGCACTGGTGGCCCTGCATATGAATTTACTTAATCAACCCGTCGAACCAAAGTAATTGATTTACGTTTAGATTTTTTACGGCTCATTTCAGATAGGCTACAAATGGGACCATGCAGTATTTCTAAATCCTTATTGGTAAAAGTTCTCAAATAAGGTTTGAAAATATCCCAGTCACCTTTGAGGAATATATTGATAGGAATACTGCGATTACTTTCCCACCACCAGATATTTGCCAGCTCCAAAAACTGTCGTTTTATTTCGGCGTCCTGAATAGCACCAAAATCGTAGATAGTAGTTATATTATCGTCTTGGTTTTGTATAATGCCCACATACTCCGTTGCGGAATACACACACAAGGTTATAAAAGGGTATTTTTCGGCCAATCTTTCAAAAAAATCATTATTCATGTCTACGGATATTTACCAGACCATTTTGTCATTGGATTCTAAAGTCGCTAAATATAGTGTATGTATTCCACCCAAGTATATCTTTATCAACAGCTGACTCGAGTATTGTTAATGGATACTGGGGGTGGCGAAACTTTTATCTATAGGTATGATCCTGTGTACGCAAAACAATTGACCATTAACAAGGGTGTTGACAATGTACTTTTATTTGAGTTCATTAATCAAGAAGAAAAACCTGTAAACATTACAGGCAGCACCTTCTTTTTTCGAGTGATCAGCACAGAAGGTTCAAAACTGTTGTTGGAAAAACCAATGGTTATATTAAATGGTGCAACAGGACGAGCCAAAGTTCAGTTTAGCGGCAGTGAACTGTTGGAAGTCCTGGCACAACCGGCCAACTATAGCATTCAACGCACCCAACCCGGTGGCGGATACAGCGATGCAGTGTTTGTAGATGCTCAAGCAGGTGCCCGTGCTCCTGTAAACATTGTGGATTCAATATTGCCACAACATGTTCCTAGCGCACCACTTACAATTCCCACAACACGGCTGTCAAGTCAGGGTCCAGTTGACGGTCTAGCCTGGGGCGATTATCCTGCCAATCCTTACTGGGCCGGTAATCCCAATGGTGGCAACTATTGGAACAGTTTCTTAAACACCGAATACTACAGCAGTTTTATTGAACCCCAAAGTTCAGTAACCACAGTGCAAATGACCTTGCTGGGCTATACCGGCACAATCAAAGCACAGGCCTCTGAAAATTATCAAAGCAAATTTTACAATGTGAGTGAATCACGAACCTATTACAACTATACCGGAACCATATACCACAACATCATTGGTTGGTATCCCTTGGTGCGTATGTGCTTCAACAACAGTATATTTGCTGTGCCCGACCAACCCAGCTCACCAGCCATCGCAGTGGCCTACACAGAAAATGGTGTGGTCACTAGTATAGAAGTTACCAATGGTGGCGGCGGATATCTAGCACCACCCCTGATTGAAATCATTGGTGATGGATCGGGTGCTACAGCAGTGGCCAGTATTTCAGGCGGTGTTGTCACTGGAATTGAAGTTACCAATGGTGGCTCGGGCTATTGGTATTTGCCAAACACTGGTTATGGTAGTGGAGTAGCAGCACCACCCAATCCGGCCAACATTGGAGCCGCTGTGGTAATCAGCACAGGCTATGTGACTGATCTACTGTATAGATAATCAAATACCGTTGAAGTTTACCAAATAATCTGCTATAATACTAGCATGATTGATGTGGTTTCTTTTTTACCTGCAAAACGAAAACAAACAGCCAGTGGTTGGATAAGTTTCAACGCACCTTGTTGTGTGCATCGCGGTGACTCACAAGACCGTCGACAGCGCGGTGGCATCAAACCTGGCGACAACGGATCTTGGTCATACCATTGTTTCAACTGTGGTTATACTGCCAGTTTTGTTCTAGGTCGTAATCTAACATTCAAGGCTCGCAAGTTACTTGAATGGTTAAATGTTCCCGCAGAAGAAATTGAACGAGTCAATCTTGAAAGTCTTAAACACAAGAGCATAGAAGGCCTATTACACGATCGTCAAGAAGTATTACAAAAGTTACACGCTATTGAATTTGAAGATCGAGACTTGCCTGTAACAACACAGCCATTAAATGGCTCAGCCAAAGAATATTTGCGTAGAAGGCATATTGCATTAGACTATCCATTTTTATATAAAACAATGCCACGCCCGGGCATTGTAATTCCGTTTACATACAACAATCAAGTGGTAGGACACACAACAAGATTCTTAGACGATCGCACTCCTAAGTATATTCAAGATATACAGCATGGCTATGTGTTTGGCACAGACTTACAAAAACCCACGTGGCAATCAGTCTTGGTCATGGAAGGTGTGTTTGACGCATTGAGTATCAACGGCCTCGCTGTGCTACACGCAGAAATCAATGACGCACAGGTCAAGTTAATACGCAGTCTTGGTCGAGAAGTTATAGTGATTCCAGATCAAGACGAAGCTGGCATGAAGTTGGTAGACCGGGCGGTGGAACTGGGTTGGGCTGTGAGTATGCCCCAGTGGCCTGCGGATGTTAAAGATGTAAATGATGCTGTGATTCGTTTGGGTAGACTTGGAACTTTGCTAACTATAATGCAGGCCAAAGAAACTAGTAAAATTAAAATAGAACTAAGGAAGAAACAACTTGTTAAAAGACTACGGCAATTGGTGCCCTGAAATATACCGTGGTGTATATATCGATCGGCACAACGATACCCATGTCCGGGTCGCGCCTTGTTGTCAAGCTGCTACTCGATTGGAATCTGTTGATACCTTTTCGTTTGAAACAAGCCCGCATCTAACTGATCTTAGAGAACAATTTGATCTTGGCAAGCGACCCAGTGCTTGTGATCGTTGTTGGTCGGTGGAAAAACTCGGTCATAAAAGCCGCAGACAAAGTGCCATTGAGTTTTTTCAAGATCCTGCCCCAGATACAACTATACAACTTCAAAGTATTGACCATAGTGCAACCTGGGCCTGTAATTTGGCCTGCGTTATGTGCTCACCTTTTAACAGTAGCTTATGGGCCGCACAAGAAAGTCTTACTCGAGATGATTTAAAATCATTGGGGCGCCATTTTCAAAAATCAAACAACTTTTTGGATAGTATTGATGTTGGTCATATTAAAAAGGTACACTTCAACGGCGGCGAACCCTTGCTCAACAATGATCAAGTTGAGTTGCTATTGAAATTAGAAGAACAAGGGGTGTTAAAAGATACGTTTATAAGTTATAATACTAATGGAACAGTAATGCCAAGTGACCGCGTTATTGATCTATGGAAACAGGCACGATTGGTTAAGATATTTTTTAGTATTGATGCTGTGGACCTTGGATTTGAATATGTGCGCTGGCCGGGCAACTGGAAACAAACTAGCCAAAATATTTTAGACATGCGGACCAACCTGCCCGGCAACGTAATGTTTGGATTTAATACCACAGTGGGTAGTTATAATCTATTAGAAATTGACAAGGTGTATCGTTGGTTTAGAGAAAATATAAAAACAAATAGAGAAGGTGATGCGTCTGATTTTTGTTGGCAACTTGCCAGCAATTTTGACCCTGCAGATGTATCTAGAATAATTAAAATACAAGCAATCAAACAATTACAATCAATTAAAGATTTAAGTGGATTAGTTAGTTATCTTGAATCAACGCTGGACAATCACGGAAATACATTGTGGATGGTTGAATTAGATAAAATAGACAGCAAAAGAAACACCAATTGGCGAACAGCATTACAGGTATCACAATTTATTGAGGAATCACATTGTTAAAAGACTACGGACTTGATGTCCAAAAACTATTCTTAGAAATGATGTTGCAAGACGCAGAGTCCTATGTGCGTGTGCAGAACATTTACAATCCAGAAAACTTTGATCGTAGTCTACGTCCAGTGGCAGAATTTATTGCCCAACACAGCAATGAATACAAGACCTTGCCCAGCACAGAACAGATTCGAGCAGCAACAGGTGTGGCATTAAATCACATTCCAGACCTAAACGAAGGACACTTTGAATGGTTCATGGCCGAGTTTGAAGGTTTTACTCGACGTCAAGAACTAGAACGTGCAATTTTAAAAAGTGCAGACTTGCTGGAAAAGGGCGAGTATGATCCTGTAGAAAAACTGATAAAGGATGCGGTTCAGATCAGCCTAACCAAGGACATGGGCACGGATTATTTTGCGGACCCAAATGCTCGTATCAACAAGTATTTCAACTCGGGCGGCCAGGTATCAACCGGTTGGCCACAGATGGACAAGATCCTGTATGGCGGATTCAGTCGTGGAGAACTCAACATTTTTGCCGGCGGCTCAGGGTCGGGTAAATCGCTTGTGATGATGAACATAGCATTATCATGGTTACAAGCAGGACTGAGCGGTGTGTATATTTCGTTGGAACTCAGCGAGGAACTATGTGCCTTGAGAACTGATGCCATGTTGGCCGGAATGAGCACCAAAGAGATTAGAAAAGACATTGATCAGACTGAACTTAAGGTCAAGTTAGTGAGCAAGAAAGCTGGCCAATATCGTATCAAAGCCCTGCCGGCACAGAGCAACATTAACGACATTCGCAGTTATATCAAAGAAGTTCA